ATCTCGCCCGATGCTAATTTATTAAATTTATCTGCGATGTGTCTGTGGTGGGAGCCCTCTATAAAATCAGGCCACATACATTTTACAAAAGATAGAAAGTCCTCTTTGGCTTTGTTCTGTATCTTTTTTTCAGCGTGCATAACTTGCAGCTGTTTAAATTTTCTACGGACATCTGCAGGTAGTTTACTTATATCTATATTATTCAATTCCATAAAAATTTTTTAAAAAATTTTTTGCACTACGTTTAAAGTGTTCGATATGTTTTTACCAGCTATAACTGTCTAAATCAAGCTATACAACCTAGAGTAGTGGGACCCCTTTTACACAAAAGGGGGGATAGGGTCTTGTTTATTTTCTATATTTGGATTTGGTTCGGGACCCCTAGGCGCGTTAGCGCCTAGGGGCAAGGAGTTATGACGCCCAGATTTTAAGGGCGTCTTTTTTTATTAGGATTGCATTACCCACGACAAAGTCATTACGACCTGTAATGTAATTGTCATTGTCGAAA